AGTTGCTGTATATCCACCAGTAGAAGAATAATCAGCACCAGCAGTTAATGTGTAGGTGTTATTTCCAATCACATTGAAAGTAATACCTTGAGCATTTCTATTCCAACCACCAGAAGCAGCAGTAATAGGTGTATATCCAGAACTAAAGTCTGATGCTGCTTTAAATCCATCTGAACCATCAGAAGGATCGTCTCCAGCATAAACATAGTCAGAATAAAGTGCTACGTAATCTTTATAGTATATCTTCTGTGGTGCATTCTCTGAGGAAACTGCATCAGTTGCCTTAGAAAGATTTAAACTCTTCTCAAGAATATTACCTTGAATACCAGTTACATCTCCAAGATCATCTACAACTACCACATGTAAACCATCATTCTTAGAAGATCTATCTTCTGCCCACTGTGAAGTAAGTGGTCTAGGAGAAATAGATTTCCAATAAACAGTAGAGTTGGTAAGACCAAGTGTTTGCTCATCATACCAGTCTTTAGCATAGTTACCTCCTACTAAAGAGAAAGTAGCAATTCCTACTCCAGATGAATTTATAAAGCTAACATCATTAGTATCTAATATTGATCTTGCTTGATCACCTTGAGCATAAGTAATGTCTGTTGAGACTCCAAGAGATGTAACCCTATTTGTTATCTTAACATCAACAGTTGTTGCTCCAAGACCAGTAACAATACCCTTAAGATATCCAGTAAATTCTGAAGTATCACCAACACCAGCTATAAGTTGGTTAGTAAGTGAAACTGTTACACCTTGTCCAACAGCAATACCAGCAGTTGTTCCTATTCCTAGTGTTTGGTCTGCAGCATTATCAATTACACAAACCTTAAGATTGTTTGCCCAAGTACCAGGTGTCTTAGCAGCATAACCAAATGTCTGACCTACGCCAGCATAGTTTGCCACATAGTCATCATAGTTCTTAATCTTAAGATCAGTTACTACAGTTTCATGAGATCTATTGCCATTAGCATTAACTAGATCGTCATCATCAGTTCTTACTACTTTAAGAACTCCACCATATGAAAGGAAAGATGAAGCACTCATCCAATATTGATACTGCGCATCAGTACTAATTGGTTTACCAAAAGTATTGATCAATTGGTTTTCTGTAGTGATGTCAGTAGCTTCATCAATAGGGCCAATTTCAAAAGGACCAGCGATTGCCCCAATATTATCTAATACATTTTCTGCTCTCCCTACAGTTAAATCAACCTCCCTGGTTAATACACCTGGAGATAATTGAGGAGTCGCCATGTTGTCTGTCTCCGAGTCTCAGTTTATCTGAAAATATTTATTGTTTTCTATGTTTTCATTGGGGAAACAATCCATGAACACTACCAATCTGGATATATCCAATCTGTATGAGGTTCTTGTTTCTTTCTAGTTTCTACAATTCTTCTTACAGTACATACTTTACACTCATAAGAATATGCTGATGCTAATGTTCCTCTATCTTTCCTAGTCAAATAAAAACCATCTATTAAATTTTTAGTTTCTCCGCATACTCTACACTTCCTATCAGAGAGTAATAGGTGTCCTAGTTTTATTTGATTATCTAATTCCACTACCTATATTCCCACATAAAAGATCTATCTCCATATTCATCAGTATTCCAAGAACCAGGAGTTCCTGCTAATCTATCTAGTTCTAAACTTCCATTATCCATTGTTGTCCAAGTATCACCTTCCTCATCTACAAAAGTATCATCATCCAATCCATCCATAATAAAACCAAATGGAGACATATCTTGTTCTATCTGATTCTTCTGCTCTTCATACAATCTTTTTCTTACATCTTGGTCAGTAAGTTCCTTAAAGTAATCTTGTGCTACTAACCAGGCATATATGACAAGACACATGGCAAGATCATCATTACATCCTTCTTCTGCCTCAAATGAATTGTGCTTTTGAATAAAGGTTGTTAGTTCACTCAATATTTCATAATCTTTAAAAGAAAGTTTATCTTCTTCTATCAAAGTCTTTAAGTTAAGAGCACCTACTTTCTTTACAGTCTTAGACATCTTGACTCCTAATTGAGTCTTTTTACCAGAGAATCCTTGACCTACAATCTGACCTGCTCTACCCCTCATAGAACACATCAATAGATTTTCATACTCCAAATCAAAGTTAAGAATAGCAGCAACTTGGTCTCCTACATCATTTACCTCACATAAAATAAAAGCATCATTATAACTCTTTGCTACTTCCCATATAACATTAGGGAATATCATAGGTTTAATTTCATTATTTCTAAACTTAGCAACTACCTTATGAGGGAACTCTGTAATATCAATAACTACAAAAGCAGAGTAATCTCCTCCCACTCCTCTTGCTACATCAACAGTAAGTACATAATCATGGTCTTCTTGACATGCTTCATATACATCCAATCCAGCACTTCTAGTTTGTGGTTCATCATAAACTAATGCTCTTAATTTACTAGGAGAAATAAGAGTATCAACAGATCCTAAGAATTCACATTCAAACTCAACCTTGAACTGTGCTTCTGAGGTGTTAGCAATGGTGGATGCTTTCCATTTCTCATCCCTACCAGGAACTTCACTCCAATGAACATCAGTAGGAACATATTCATTCTTACCTCGTTCGGCATCATGCCACAACCTATAGAAGTGGTTCATACCATGAGGCGTAGAGACTATAATAACTTTAGTGCTCTTACCTGAGGTAATAGTAGGATAAACTGAACTGAAGAATGAGTCAGCAATATGGTTAGGAACAAACGCAAATTCATCCAAGAATAGAATGTTGAATGACATACCCCTAACAGCAGATGCTGATGTAGAAGCAGCAAGAATCTTAGAACCATTCTCTAATTCTAAACTTCCTCTATTCCAAGATATAATACCTTGCTGCATCCACTTGGGTAAATTCTCATAAGCAGTTTGCAATCTACCTAGCAGTTCTCTAGCAGTGGCTGCTTTGTTTGCTAGTATACCTACATTAACACTATCATTAAATACCACATAATGTAGAAGGTAAGATACACAAGTAGTAGACTTACCTGTCTGTCTAGGCATCTTACAGATGTTGAATCTAGACTCATGGAAATTCTTAATTAACTTCTCTTGAAAGTGATATGGTTTAAAGGGTGTCAGACCTTCATCCAAACTAACAATCTTAACGTATTTTTTAGCAAAATAGATAGGATCGTTTCTACAAGCATAGAATTCAAGTATTTGCTCTTGAGTAAACTCTTGAGCTACATTTGCTTTTTTTAGGTTGGGATTACCTAGATAAATGTTGTCTGACATAATAACCTCCTACATCATTTCATACTTTCCAAACTTTTTGTCATGTTCCCTAGTCTTTATAGTCATATCTATAATCTTTTCTAAGTTCTCTATTTTCTTCTCTAAATCCCTAGTACGTTGATCCTCCGATTTGGAGGAGTGGTTCTCCTTGTTCATGTTTTGAAACTTGGTAATTCCAGAGTTTTGCTCCAGGATACACTTTTACCACTTGATCCTGAACTTCTCTGCGTGATGGTTTTTTGATTGAAGGGAAAAACATTTTTATCATGTAGTTTTTGCCTCTCCAAGACAAATAAACGTCAATTACATTTCCTACTCCTGCTCTTAACTTCGTAGCTTCATGAAAGGAAATCATTATGATAGTACATCATTTACCTTTATATTTAGGTTTCTTTATACTTGTAAAGCTGTAAATATGACTTTAAAGGTAGTGGAACTACTAGATGCTGGATATCCCAATAATCTTAAAGCACCACTATTAATATCTGTAGAGAAGGTTGCTATACCTGTTGGTTGATTTAAAGTTCCAAATTCATTCATATATGTGTTAGTGCCATCATGAATAACATTAATAGTAGTCATATTATAATTTGAACCCTGAACTGCTTGTACCTGATAACTAACAGACCTATAAGTAGATGCACTAATAGACATCACAGTTGCTTGTCCTGTAGCAGAAGTAGTTAATATGCCTGACTGAATATCACCAGCAATCAATTCTAAATTAGTAGCAGATACTGGTTCAAAGGTAAACTCTTCCTCTGTAGCATTATATCTTAAAAATCTACCATCTCCCAAATTAGAATCATCTACATCATCCAATCCAGTAAGAGTGCTACTTCCTAATGAAGTAGAAGCAATACCAACCCATCTAGAATTATCACCATCATATATCAATAAGTCATTATTAGTAGCATCAAAATTAACATCATCAAGGTCTTTGATGAATCCAGCACCACCTCCACCAATGGTGTATAACTGTTGCTCTACTCTATTAACAAAGAGTCTGTAGTTTGCTGCTAAGTCTTGAAGAGTAGCAAACTTTTGATCTGTAGGAGTAAGAGGATCATCTCCTTGTTTCTCAGAAGGATCAGGAGCTATAGGTCTATCATTAACTAATTCTTCCTTTAATACTTCTTGCTTACCTTT